GACGTATGGAAAGAAAAAATGTTGTTATATAAAGATGCCGTTGAACCAATTGAAGGTATTGCACCAACATCACAAACTTGGGCTAAGAAACATATTCTTGGTTTCTCTGATGAAGAAATCAAATTGGATTTACAACAACAAAGATTGGAAAAAGCGGTATCTCTTGAGATTCAAAATACCGGTAATGTTATTACCAAAACAGGTATTTTTGATAACATGGATAGATTGTATGGTAATAGTTCATCATCAGGAACCACAGCAACACCGCCACCAGCCGAAGGAGGTGATATGGGTGGATTTGGTGCTGACTTGGGTGGAGGAGCTCCACCACCACCGGCAGAAGCTCCACCAGCGGGAGGTGAAGGTGCGGTTACACCAGAATCAGTTAAAAAAGATATGAATATAATTTTGGAACGTGATAATATCTATGGTGTGGACGATATTGATTTAGAAAAAGGTAGTCGTTCTTTAGGTGTTATTGAAGAATCTTTAAGAAAACTAATTGATTGATATATTTATTAATAAAACCTATTATGAAATTTGGACAATTAATGAGTAAAATAGAAGGGTTATTGATTAACTCTTATGTAAATGAGACAGCTAAAATTGAGTTGAAAAACTTTAGAAAATTGGTATTGGAAAATAAAAACGCCAGTTCAATGTTTCATATCTATACAGAATTGTCAAAGAAAAAAGGTTTGGACAAAGAAATTGCTGAATCGTATATCAACGAGTCTTTAAGACAAATTGAAAAAATTTCTCCAAGATTAAACACACAAAAAATTGAATATTGGGTTAAGGATGTTGTTTGTAAAAACATTTACGAAGATATTGACAATATTGTTTACAGTTCACCAAACAAAATTATGGAAACTGTTAATAGCAAAAAAACTTTAATAAAGTCATTGAGTGAATCCTCTGAGGTTAAATCTCACATTGATTTACCAATTGAAACTTTATTAAACATCGCCAACAAATCAATCAAAGGATACATCGAAAATTTAGATGAAGATTCAAAGAGAGATTTGTCTAAAGTATTAATGACAGAAGATGTGGAACTCTCGAAAGAATTTGATGAATTAAAATCAAAGACTATTGGTAAATTGAGTAACATCAGAGAATCTTTAGATGACGTAACTAGTAAGAAATTACAAGAAACAATCGAACAGATTCAGTCAGATACTTTTTCAAAAATCAATTATGTTAGATTATATAATCTTCACAACAATTTATAAATTATCTTTATCTTTTTGGGACTGAACGTATTTGGCTTTCAGTTTCTGATTTCTTTTCAAAACACTTTGTTTTTTGTACTGTAATCTCTCACGTAACTTTTCATTTTGTTTTGTTTTGATTACTTTTCCTTTCAGAACTTTCAAAGCTTTCTCCAAATTCTGACCATTTTCTATTTTTACTTTTAACATATCCTATTAAATAACCCAAAGATACAAAAAAGTTTGACATGGTAATTAAATTTGATTAAATTTTATTAACAAATAAATCTAATTAAAATGATTATTAATGAAAAAAGGGAAAACGGCACGAATCATTGGATTCAGTGATTCAAAGGTGAGTTATGGTACAGTTGATTCAAAAAATTTCAAATCACTATACTTAAACTTACAAAGTTGGGTATCACCAAAAGAAAGTTATGAAAAGTGGGAAAGAATTGTAGGGAATTTTAGCAGAAGTATAAAACATACAGTTTACGAAATTGCAGATAAAGACACATTCAAAGAAACAAATATTGTTGATTTAGATTTAAGAACAAGTGGAATTTATTATGGAAAAAAGAGTTTTATGAATTTGGAAATAACTCTTTTTCTAAATGAAAATGCGGATTTCAAAGACCCCCAACTCAAAGAAAAACTTAAGAAAATTGCCAAAGCTATTTACGTAGATAATTTTAAGAATAACGACTATTTTGATTTTACTATTTCAAAAAAAGTAAAAGATACAATTTGATGGTATTTATTATTAAAATGTTTTTATGAAAATATTAGGACCACAAGATACAGGTAAAGGAATATTGGTTGAAATGGATGCGGGATATATTTCCCCAACTGAAACTCACAATAAGAATTTATTAGAGCAAGCCAACAAAAATATGTTGGACTATTCAAAACCATTTGAATTCTATGCCGTACTACAAAAATACAATACACCAAACCGTAATGGTAGAGTGTATCCTGAAAAGATTCTCAAAAGAGAAGCCGACAACTACAAGAAGATGATTGCCAAAGGAACGGCACTATCTGAACTAAACCACCCTGAATCATCATTAATTGACCTTGACAGAGTATCTCACCTTATCAATGACGTATGGTGGGACGGACACATCCTTATGGGTAAATTAAAGCTTCTTACATCACCTGGGTTCCACGAAAGAGGAATTGTGTCTACCAAGGGTGACCAAGCGGCAAACTTACTAAGACAGGGGGTTACATTAGGTATATCATCACGTGGTGTTGGTTCACTTAAAAAAGTTGGTGAACAGAATGAAGTACAAGGAGATTTTGAATTAATTTGTTTTGACTTGGTATCATCACCATCTACACCAGGTGCATACTTGTTCACTAATGTTGATGATAGAAATAAGTTTGAGGAAAATTTAGAAGAAGAAAAGGTTTCAAGAACACCTGAAATCGGTGTAAGTGAAAAAGGAATGAACCGCTCTATTGACTTATTGAAAAAATTAAATCATTATTTGGACAAATAATATTAAAAACATGGACGAAAAATATTTTGTAGCAAAAGTACAGTACGAACTACCTGATGAAAACACAGGTAAATTGAAGAAAATCAGAGAAGAGAAATTGGTGAAAGGTTACTCAGTAACCGATGTAGAAGCCAAGGTTACTTCACGATACCAAGGGTTCCAACATGATTGGCGAATCACGGCAGTATCTGAGAGTAAAATTGATGAAGTAATTGAAGATTAATAAAAACCCCTCCTAACCGAGGGGTTTTTTTATTTATTTTGGGTTTCTGCCAACCCAACACCAACTTTTTTTAAGTTGGGATATATTTATTATGTAAATTATTCTAAAATTTATATGGCAGACAAAAAGTCATTAGTCGAGGAAGCACTACTCCAAATGAAAAATTTGGAAGAAGTAGTAGCTGAAAATGCAAAAGGAATACTTGCTTCAACAATGAAGGGAGAAATCGCAGAATTAGTAAAAGAGTCTTTGAAAAAAGAGACTGACGAACAAGAAGAAGACGAGATGGGTATTGAAATGGATTCTATGGATGACATGGAAGACGAAGATGAAATGGAAATCGACATGGATATGGACGATGAAGATGACATGGACGTTGAAGACATGGAAGATGACATGGAAATGGATTTTGATATGGACTCGGAAGATGAACAACCAATTGACCTTACAAACGCTTCTGATGAAGAAATCTTAAAGGTTTTCAAATCTATGGGTGATGAAGATGGTATTATCGTTAAAAAAGATAATAACCAAATCACTTTGGAAGATGAGGATTCTGATGAAGAATATATCATCCAATTAGAAGGTGATGTGGAAGATGGAATCATGGACGAAGAAGACATGGAAATGGAAGGAATGGAAATGGAAGAAGCTGATGATTTATCTGATGAAGATTTGGATACAATGATGGCTGACATTTTTGGTTCTGAAATGGAAGAAGAAATGTACAACGAAGATATGGAAGATTCTTACGAAATGGAAGAAGAGGAAGATATGGAAGAAGGTGATGTTGTTTACGAAATAACTATGGACGAAGATGACGAAGAAAATATGGAAGAAGACGAGTCTGTAAATGAAAATAAATTCACAGTTAAACCAAAAATGGGAACATTGAAAAAATCATCATTAACTACTAAAGCAGAAACTAAAGAAGGTTCAATGATGTCAAAACCTGTGGTTGGTAAAGGTGTAAAAACTGGTTCAGCTAATAAATTTGAATATAAAGAAGGTAAAAAAATGGAGGCTAAAGAAGCTTCTATGACCGTTAAACCTAAAGGTGTCGGTATGAATTTGAAACCTAAGAAATTTGAATACACTGAAGCAGAAATGGAAGAAAAGTATGGTTCTAAAAAACACGAATACAAACGTAAGGATGTAAAAGGTGTTGAAAAGAAAGCAGGTGAAAAAGATGGTCATTACAAGGATTACGAAAAAGAAGAAACTAAAGAAGCTGCAAGAACTTATGGTATGGGTTCTAAAGAAGGTAGAGGTTTGAGAAAAGGTATCACTAATAACAGAAACTATGTTTATGGTAAAAATGGTGTTAATGAAGAAATTCAAACTTTGAGAGAGAAGAATGAAGAATATAGAAAAGCTCTTAATATCTTCAGAGAGAAATTAAATGAAGTTGCTGTTTTCAATTCAAATTTAGCTTACGCTACAAGATTGTTTACTGAACATACAACAACTAAACAAGAAAAAATTAATATCTTGAGAAGATTTGATGATGTTGAATCATTAAAAGAGTCTAAATCTTTGTATTCATCTATCAAAAATGAATTAAATACTACTAACAGTACTCAAAGTGTTGTAACAGAATCTATTGAAAAAATTGGAAAATCTCCAGCATCAGGTTCTTCACAAAACTTAATTGAGTCAAAAACGTATGAAAATCCACAATTCTTAAGAATGAAGGATATTATGCAAAAAATACAAAAATAAAAAATAAATAAAACTTAAAAACAAAAAAAATACTAAAATGGGTGCATTATTAGAA